GAGAAGTCTGCGTTTTCTGCAATACCAAAAGTATCTAAAGGATCTAAAGGTGATGGTGATGTATATCTTCCTTTTAGAGCATTATAGTTTCTTTGGATTTCTGATGCTGTGAGTGCTTTGTTGTAAATTAGTACAATTGAAATAAAACCATCAAAAGCATAAACAGATGAAGGATTGTCTATAGGTTTCCAACCAACCGTTGGATTAAAAGCATCCCAATTATTACCCAATGAACCACTTGCAGCAGAAACTCCATTAATATATACAGTTCCAGAATTATTATTATTCGTTGCTGCAACACAAGTCCAAGTGTTTAATGAAATTGTATCTGTTGTTATTACTCCAGGATCTGAAAATCCATCATTGTGCATCAATTTTATAGTGGAGTTGGGCGTAAGATGAAGTCTCATTGGATAAGTTGATCCAGAACCAGAATCTACAATTGAATTTGCACGCGCGGTATCGGTGGTGACAGAATGAGGGTAAATAAAAGTAAAAATAGTATAATTTTGTGTTGTTCCTAAATTATTCGCTTTTGTTATTGGAACAACATCATCAGTTCCATCAAATACAATAGAACCACCATTACCACTATCAAAGGTAGGACCATTAGTGAGAGTTCCATTATTCCCATTACCACTCAAATCATACCAAGTGGTTCCAATACCAGAATATGAAGCACTATCTCCGGCATCAAGGTGTAATACAAGACCACTAGTAACTATTCCCGCAACAGCAGGATGAGTAGCAAACCCAACAGAATACTGAAGTTTATTTGTAGCAGTCTTGATTGCCCAACCACCAACAGTACTAGTATTTCCATAAGATACTAATACATCACTTGTTTGGTCACTAGAGGAATTCATCCAAAAATCAATCGTAAAATCACCATCAGTTAAGTTTACAGATTCATCATAAGGAATCTCCATATAGTCATTAGTTCCATCAAAGGTAAAATAACCTACATTAGAACTTGTATATCCAACACCATTATACAAAGTTGCTGTATTATTGTTGAGACTTATATCTGTTAATACTGGTGCCTGTTGAGTTTCTGTAGTTGATAATGATAATTCTGCTGCTGGTGGGGTGAAGTCGTCGGTATACCTTGCGACTCCTTTGGTGATGCGGAGGTCGTCTATGTAACCAGGAAAATAAGCGACATAACCCGTATAATTAAAGACGCCAACCCCCGCATAGCTTTCCGACAGATTAATGCCCCCATCATCTACTGTTGTTGGTCCAGCGACTCCGTTTACATAAACTGTAATTATGTTATTTTGGCGGGCAGCGGCAACATGATACCAAGTATTTGTAGTAATTGCTGAAGTCGCAGATCGTGCAAAATACTGAGTTGTATTTCTGCTTTGGAACTCAAGTTGCCCTGTAGATCTTACACTAAATGCCCAGTACAGATCACTTACTGACGGTACTGCTCGACTTGATACAATGGGAGATATTCCCGACGGTAAACTTGTTGCATATATAAATGCCTCAACAGTAAAATCACCAGAGTCTAGGGACAGACTAGAATCGGGTCCTGTTGCTAAATAATCCCCACTACCATCAAAATACATTGATGCTCCACCAAATTTACTCTGTGTGGTGGAGATCCCTGCGTCACCGTTAGCAGTTACGGTATGACCATAACTACTACTATCAGTAAAAGTAGTACTACCATCGATTCCATTACCATTCAATAGTAATGAGACATTATCCGCATAAGGTTCTTCAATTGTTGTTGTTACAGAAGTCGTAACACCAGTATAAGACTTTGGATTAGCAGCATCTAATACTAATGAAAGGTTCTTATTTGTAGTGATTTTTGGATTATGATATCTTGCCATTTAACTAACCTAATTTACAGAAGTTCCAGAACCATCAGCAATATCTATAACTTCTTCTACAGAAGTTCCAGAACCATCACCAATATCTATAACTTCTTCTGGTTGATTATAAGACATTATGGGCCATGTAATATCAAAAGGATTTGATTGTAATGTAATATCTCTCAGTTCTTGTCGGTAAGACTTCCATTCTTCGGTATTTGTAATCTCAAAATTATAATCACTTACCTGTGTATAATCACTCTCTTTTAATAAATTATCTCTTTGATTGCGAATTACATTCCATTGATTCTCAATTTCTTGGTCGTTGTGTGGTCTTACAGTAAATCCAACTCCAACCCATTCTATTTTTTCTGTTGTTGGATCGTGAGATGGGTATGTGTAGGGACCAGCATATCCTGCACTGATGATTTCTTCTTCAGTGAAAGTTGAAACATCAGTTCTTGTGAATCCGTTTGGAAGACGAATACGATTCGGCAGTGGTTTGGGGTATTGGTTTTTATATGAGAAGAGTGCCATTGGTTTTTTAATTATTTAGAGACCATATCTACCTTTGAGGGCATCAAAGTTTTGAGTGATTTCTGATGATGTGAGTGGTCTGGTGTAAATAAGAACGCTCGAAATTTTACCCTTATACTCCCTTCCCGTTGAATGATTCCAGGATCCTATTCTTGCGTTGGTTTGAAAAGTTGGAACACCATATGTTGTATATCCGCTATTGTCTACGGATCCGTTAAGATACCAAATCCACTGGTTAGATGAGCTGCTCCAGGTAAGACTCCAATTTTGCCAACTTGTACTGGAAAGGCTGGTGCTTGAATTGATTGTGCCATCGGTTCCATTGTAACTAAGAGTAAGCTCACTTTCTGGTGTATCTTGGTCTTTTGGGTATATCGCCCATCCATTCGCGCCGAGCCCCCCATTTGACTTGTCAATAATTCTTTGAAATAGATCTCCACTGCCACCCTGTATCCCCCACCAAGATATAGTAAAACCGTTATTTAGCTGCAGAGGATGCGAAACCCCTATAGTACCTAGATCAACATAATCGTTATCCCCGTCAAAAACTATACTTCCTCCGTCGCTACTGTTATAGGTTGGCCCATTCATAAGTGTTCCATTATTCCCATTATCACTCAAATCATACCAAGTGGTTCCATAACCAGGATATGAGTTACTGTTACCAGCATCAAGGTGCAATACAAGACCATCAGCGACGATTGATACAGGCCATATCCCTCTACGAACAGCATCACATTGCTCCAGTCCAGTCCAAAGACCTGATGCAAAAGTTCCAGTTTCTCCACCAGGAAGTTGTGCTGTTGGTGGGGTGAAGTTACTGGTGTATCTTGCGACTCCTTGAGTGAGGCGAAAATCATCAATATATCCGTTTAGATAACTGTTATACGGGACATCTCCGGCAATCCGCAGAGGATTGGTACTTCCATTATGAATTGCTGCAGATGTTGTGATTGTGTTTGGAGATTTAATACCATTCACATAAGTAGCAATTTCTGTACCACTTCTTACTAGAGCAATGTGGTACCACTGTCCTGTTGATAGTGTAGTATTGCCAAAATTAAAATTACTAGCAATATCCCAACTTGATCCGTTTGATGTTGCATATAAAACTAGAGATCCACCAGACATGAAAAAATATAAGTATTGAACATTAGCAGAAGTGTTTACTCGTTTATTGATAAAATTCCCATTAGTTGAATTTAGATAAGTCCAAAATTCAAAAGTAAAGTTATCAGATCCCAAATGAAGTGAAGTATCATCAGGAATATCATCAGGAATACTCAAATAATCCCCACTACCATCAAAGTACATTGATGCTCCACCAAACTTTCTTTGCGTCGTGGAAATTTGTGTATCACCACCAGGTGTTACGGTATGACCATAACTACTATTATCAGTAAAAGTAGTACTACCATCGATTCCATTACCATTCAACAGTAATGAAACACTAGAATAGTTGGGGTCATTACTTTTAGTCCCAGTAAATGGAACATTATTAGAACCAATTCTTCCTCCATTAAATATTGGCATTCTTATAACTCCTTATAGACCATATCTATCTCTGAGTGCATTATAGTTTTGAGTGACTTCTGATGATGTTAAAGATTTACCCCAGTAAATTCTGGCGATAGAAATATCAACAGGGGTGTAATGCACAGCTGATGAGTCGCCGGACGGCCATCCGCTATTCCTTCTACCCGCAATGATCCAATACTTTGTGCCAGCATCAATAGAGGCATTAGCTGCGCTGTTTGTACTTACAAGGTTATTGTCTCTGTAAAATTTCAAACTTGTACCATCCCAAGTTCCTACAGCATGATGCCAGTTATTATCATTTGTCGTGACAGTGTCGGTTGTGATCTCTGCGCTACCGTCATAGTGACCAAATCGTAGTTTGCCATCAGTACCAATGTACATCATTCTGTCATAGTTACTTATGCTTGCCCCCGTTGCAGCATTGTTAGCAGCAATAAAACATCCGCCAGATGCAGTTGAAGTTTTAAACCAGACCTCAAGGGTGTAGTTCCTACCGTCTGCCGTGAAAGAGGGACTGTATCCGTAATCATTACTCCCGTCAAAATTCAAATATCCTTCATTAGTACTACTATAAGTAGGACCACCACTTAAAGTTACATTATTCCCATGACCACTCAAATCAGTCCAAGTAGTACCAGTACCAGGATAAGAATCACTATCACCAGCATCAAGGTGTAATACAAGACCATCGGTGACGATTGATGGTACAAATACAGGCCACAATTCATTACGAATTTGTTTGATATGATCGGAAGATGTCCAAAGACCTGATGCAAAAGTTCCAGTTTCTCCACCAGGAAGTTGTGCTGTTGGTGGTTGGAAGTTACTGGTGTATCTTGCGACTCCTTTGGTGATGCGGAGGTCGTCTATGTATCCAACGGCATACCATACCACTGTGCCTGGATTACTTCCCCCTAAGATACGACCAACTCTCACTTTATTTTGCCCTATGCTTCCCGTATCTAAACTCATATCGATTGTAGACCAATCATAATTTCCGGTATTTGTGTCTGTTACATCTTGCCCATTCAAAAACAATTTCAAAGTAGTACCATCTCTAACGGCGGCTACATGATACCATGTATTTAAGGATAGATTTACTGCGGTGCTAAGTTTGGAAAATATATTTACACCATCTGTAAAATTGCCTGCTTCTATTCGACTCACAAAAACTAATTTGTTTCCTGATTGAGGACTGTATCTAAATTCCCATGCGGTATTGCTACCTCCTGTACTTGTTTGTGTATTGTAGATAGAATGCTTATTCACAATAGGCCAATGAGTTTCATTAGCAGCAGTAGTTCCATTGGCAGTTAAATAAATCCATGCTTCCACAGTAAATGAACCATAATCAAAATCAAAACCTGCTGACGAAGGAACCTCTAAATAATCCCCACTACCATCAAAGTACATTGATGCGCTACCAAATTTACTCTGTGCAGTGGAGATTTGTGCATTACCAGCAGGTGTTACGGTATGACCATAACTACTGCTATCAGTAATAGTGTTACCAGGAAGTTGTGCCGTTGGTGGGTCGAAGTTACTGATGTATCTTGCGACTCCTTTGGTGACGCGGAGGTCGTCTATGTATCCGGGAAAATAATAAGCATATCCTTGTGAAATATAATATGGACTTTGACTGCCCACAGTGACTACTGTTGTTGTATTCTGTACTGATATGGCATTTGTGCCTCCACCGACATCAACACCGTTTTTATACAATCTAAGACTAGTTCCATTTCTTACGGCAGCAACATGATACCAAGTGTTCAGATTGAAAGATGTTGTCGCTGATGTACCTATAAGAGTACTGTTTGATGAAAATAAATTTACTCTAAGAGTCGTCCATGATGTCGATGTCCCTCTTACCTCAAAATTAAAACCTCTCCCGGTACTGCTACTATCCTTACAAATAATTTCTGCTACATAATGTTGACCCTGATAAGCAACAGAGTAACCTGTCAGATATATCCAAGCTTCAAAAGTAAAATCGCCAGATCCAATCTCAAACTGATCACTGTCTGGAATACTCAAATAATCCCCATTCCCATCAAAGTACATTGACGCACCACCAAACTTACTCTGTGTGGTGGAGATTTGTGCATTACCGTTAGCAGTTACGGTATGACCATAACTACTACTATCAGTAAAAGTAGTATTACCATTCAACAGTAATGAAACACTAGAATAGTTAGGGTCACTACCACTGGTTTCATTACCATTCAACAGCAATGAAACACTAGAATAGTTGGGGTCATTACTTTTAGTCCCAGTAAATACTGTATTTGCTATACCAATAGTACCACCATTGAATCCCAACATAATATTATGAAATCTCTTCGTATCCTATCGTAATATGAATATCATCAGCAGCACTTGCCTGTGCTCTGATTCCTACATTTTCTTCCAGATAAAAGTAAATATCTTTAGAGCACAAAACTTGTGTTGCATCTGCAGGAACACTTACTGTCTTTGCAAGATAATAATCTACTCCACCTCTCAAGACACTCACACTTACATCTGCAGCAGATGTTCCATCAACATTTGCTGCGAGTATTGTATTAATCTTTAATACCTTATTACTTCCTGATGCATTCGTCAGGATTCCAGTAATTGCAGTCGTGCTAAGACCCACAACTGTCGTGATTCCTGTAATCGTAGTTGGATTTTTTAAGTTAGGTGCTGCCATTTTAGAATATCATTCCCATCATTACTGGACTTATATCTGGAGTTGCGGAACCTCCTGCTATATTTATATCAACTGTAGTTCCATTGACTGCAAAAGTACTTCCTGCACCAACAAAGTTTAATGTCGTGATTCCAGTTCCAATGACAGTTCCACCAGATTGAATACCAACACCAGAAACCGCAGCATCTTGCCAAGAAATACCAGAACCAGTTGATGTTAATACCTGATTAGTAGCACCAATACCATTAGAATTATCATACAGTGCTCCACGAAGTCTAATGTTTCCATTAACATCAAGTTTTTGTGTTGGATTTGTGGTTCCGATTCCAACATATTCAGTGCTACCAAAAGGTGCTAGTTGAATAGTTCCATCTGCATCTACATCAATACTTGGAACACCTGATACATCATTGACTGAGAAGATACTTCCAGAAGTCAGATTGTTAGTAATAGAGAATAATTGACCTTCAGATCCTTCTATATTAAGTGCAGTCAGTCCAGTTCCAACATTAATATCAAGTTTTGCCTGTGGCAATGTCTGACCAATACCCATCCTTCCAGTGAAAGGATTAAAGACAAGACCTTCTGTAGTAACACCAAGTCCAGTTGTATTTCCTGTTGATACTGCGTATGTTAAGTATTGTGATTGGTCTAATGTATTATTATTGATTGTTATAGAACTTATACCACCACCACCACTACTAGTAATATTCTGTAGATATTGACCATCACCATAATAAGTGATAATTCCTGTCGTTGCAGTTATAATACCAGCATTAATTTGAACACTTCCAATCGTTGCTATACCAGTTGTATAAAGATTTACATCGGATGCAATACCAGCATTTACAATATAAATCTTACCACCCATTGATGTATGACTGGTACATTGATAATAAAGAATATCCGGAGCATCAAACTGAACATCCCAAGTTAATGTTCCTGTGGAAGTATCATTGTTAGTAATGCCATCATTATATTGAGTACCAGTTGATCCATTCGGTGTACTTTGAATTCTAAATGGATGAGAACCTCCAGAATTATTGATAAACTTATACTGTTGTCCTCTTGTCAAATACAGTGTTGGATCATTCTCTGCCCCAGTAAATCCAGGACCAGTGAATGTAAAATCTGATGTTCCATTAGCACCTAGAGTCCATTCAGAAGTATAAGTTGCAATACCAGCAGTTTGTGCAAAAGCAACATTAAGATCTGATTCTACAAAACCATCAAGATTGTATGCAGTAGTAGCAAATGATGCTGTCGATGCAGTACCAGCATTACCGGTAATATCAATAGCATAAGAACCAGTTAGTCTATCAGAAGAAATAGTTCCAGTAGTGATGTTAGCAGCATCTGATAAGTTAGTAGCAGTAGTAGCAGTACCAGTTAAGTTACCATCAAAAGTTGGTGCAGTTATTTGAGTTTCAGTAAATTGAATCTGATCACCAACAGTAAAAAGTTGGCCATCAGCAATACTACTCGTAGCAATACTTATTGGTTGATTTGATATAAATGCATCAGTCCCAAGTCCAGTGAGAGTACCAGACTTAAACCACTTAATTTGTTTATAAGTATTAGGTGCGGTATTAATTCCAGGAACTTGTAAATCTATATAAACTTTACCTTCAGTAGATGCAACTGCAATACCGGCAGCATTTGCAGTCGTATCATTTGGAGTAATTGTTGTGGTGAAACCAATTAATAATTCTTTACCTTCAATACGAATAGTTTCCGTATCTAATGTAACTCCAGTTCCTCCAACAGAAATATTACCAGAAACAAATAAATCGTCAAATATATTTACCGAATTATCAAACCTTGCAACGTTTCCAAATGTAGAAAAACCAGATACATTTAGATTCTCTAATTCAAGATTTACAAAATCTCCGGTGGTAGCACTTACAGTACCATTACCAATAGTAACTGCACTACCAACTTGTAAAGTCTGACCAATACTTACATTCTTTTCAATTCCAACTCCACCATCAATTTGAACAGCACCAGTATTTACATTCCCTAAAATATTATCTTCAGTTCCAGAAAATGTTGCAATACCAGTTACCTCTAAATCTTGAGTCTCAACATCAAATTCACCTACAAAAGATGATGCACTTACAATACCCGAGAATATTGCATCACCAATGACATCTAATTTTACATCAGTGAGAACTCCAAAAGCACCAAGTCTAGGTTGTGTGCTACCAATTCCTACTGTTCCTGTAGTATAAATTCCTCCCCCACCACCAGGAGTTCTATCTCTGAACCATCTAGGATCAATACTAATATCAGCAAAGTTTGGATTGGTTGTATTTGTAGTGACTCCAAGTAACTGATCACTTATAATATTAAGTCCTGTAAAAGAACTAACACCTAAAATATTGCCATTATCTGCAACAAAAATTGAATTAGAAGTAATCGGAGAAACTTCAGTCCAGATTAATCCATCAGAATCTTTTGTGAGAAAATATCCAAGTTCTCCACTAAATCCATTAGCATCAACAACAGTATCTCTAACTCTTAAAGTATTAGTATCAACGTTTGCTGTTGCAGTAGTTCCAATCCCTACCGCAATCCTTCCGTCTACATTAACTACTGTATCGTTTGTAGTAATACCAGGAACACCGAAATCCTGGTTAATTCTTCTTCCTGATATGTACTGCATTTTTTAAATCAACCCTTTGCTGTTTCTAATACACTCATAGTAAGTTGAAGAACTCCGTTCTCATTCGCACTAACCCTAATCTCATCATCTGTTTCTAAAACCAAACGTCCTGCAAGAGGACTTAATGCATCTTTTACTGGTATTCCTGCATTTTTAACCAAGTCAAACTCTCCTCCATCAGAACGATAGTGAGAAAATGTAGTTAAATAAGTCGTTGTTCCAGTTGATACATTTGCAATTTGTGCTGAAACAATAATGCTCGCAACACCGATCGGAGCAGTATAAATTCCAACAGTAGAAGTTGTAAGATTGTGTCGTATTGTCTTAAAAGTATTAAGTGCTACTGCTGCCATTTTCTTATCCTAGTGCAATGATTAGGGGATTTACTTTATTTAGGATACTCTGATCGAATGATCTTCCAGAGATAGTTCCTGTTAACTGGTTTGCAACAAGACCATCACCAATTCTGAAGTTTCCTGCCTGATCAGTACTCGTATAAACAACTTGACCACCACCTTCTTCTACAACTTCATTCTCTTGAATAACCACACCACCAAGAGCTGGTTTTGCAGGATTAATTGTGTTTCCAGAACCAACCCATTCAAATGAATGTGAAGATGTAATTTGCAAACTTACACGACTAAAGAATATAGTAGTGCCTGCACCTATAGTATTATTCAATCTCTGATTTAATACAATCGTAGAAATACCTGCAACTGGTTTCGTTGCACTTTCAATTGAATAATAAATTGGGAACATTTCTACTTGTCCAGTTGCAGTTGTACCACCACCAGGAGGTGCGGCAAATGTTACCTGAGTATTATCAGATAATCTATATTGACTTCCATCAGCAATAATATCCACAGAAGTAACACGACCTGCAGTGTCAATATTAGAAGAACCTTCAGCAGTGATACCTTGTGGTCCTGATGGAGAATCAATGGTCAATCTTGGTGGAGTTACATATCCTGATCCAGGATTAGTAATCTTAATTCCTTTAACAAAATAGAAGAGTTCACCAAAGTATAATGCCTGTCCATCATATGGTCTCTGATCTGCAAGTCCAGAAACTACTAAAACATCACTATCAATTACAGATTCTGTATTTGCAATTCCAGTATAACGATAAATTGATTTAGAAGTTTCATCACCAACACCTTTGGAGAATAATCCAAAAGTACCAAACGATGCATTAGAGTTGGTCAAATCACACTGTCCACCAGATTCAGTATAAATTGCAATCTGATCACAAATAGTAAAGATAGAAACTAACTGTGCATAAGCACCATTCGTAATAGAAACTCCAATTCCACCCTGATTAAATTGAGTGAAGGAGTCAACACTCATTGAACCAGTAACACCAATATCTTCCTTATCTGCTGGTTCTGCATCAAATCCATCAATCCTCATTCCAACACTCTTTGGAATAAAGTTAGTACAGTTTCTTACATAAGGACCTTGTGTAATTGGACCAACTCCAGGAGAATATGGAGGTCTTACAATACCACCAGAAGTGTATGTATGTGTAATCGTTGATGTTCCAACATTTACAGAGAAAGTATTTCCGGCACCTGCAATAACTCTAAAGTCATATCCATTTGTTCCATCTGGAAATATTGTGGTCGTTAATCCTGCATAAGAAGAGTCGCAAGAAAACTCCAAGTTTCTTAATGTTACGACATCATTAGTTTTTAAGTATGCTCCAGGTGCGGTAAACGTAAGAATTCCACTTACATTATTATATGATGCCGTTGTTATACCAATAGATCTATCAACAATTATTCCACCAGAAACATATGTATGTGGAAGAGTTGATGTTCCGACATTAACAACGAATGAATTATCAGAATTTACTCTATCAACATAAAACTCATTACCATATTTTCCTGATGGGAATAATTGAGTGGTTGTTCCAACACCTGCTCCAGAATCACAAGAGAATTTTAAATCACGAATCTCAAATCTATCACCCTTAACTACTGAAATACCTGGTGCCTCAAGATAAAGATTTCCAGTTCTTTCATTATATAATGCACTAGTAATTCCAATGGTATTGGTAAATCCAATTCCAGAGTTTCCGGGATATGTTGTTGTTAATCCAGTTGTTGCGGGATTACCATCAATACCATTTTGAATAATACTAGTTACAATCCCTACACAAACTTTAATTGCAGAATGAACGTTTGCACATGAACCAAAATCATTATTAGAACCAGTTTCACTATCCGACTGAATACTTAAATCTCTTAATTGAGTAACTTCAGATTGATAGTTTCCAACAAGAGTTCCCTGCCACAAAAGATTATTTACACAGGAACGAGCAATGCCAACCGAAAAATTAAGAGCATCAATAGTTTCTGACCCAAGTCCGACAATATGATCTAGATTTCCATTAATATCAAAATACTTTTTACCAGCATCAATACATTTAGAATTACCACCTCTAGTAATATCGTGACAAACCGCACGGTAAACATCTTTAATATCATCAGCACAACTATCAGTTGCCTCAGAGTCCATAGTAAATCCTGGATAATCAGGACTATTCAAGTATGCTACTGTTTCTTTTGCAATAAAATCTAAATTATAACGAATCATTCTTGAGGCATCAAAAAACCTATCTGCTGTTACTCCAGATAGTGGTTCAAATGCAATAACAGCAGCATTATCGGTCATGTCACGACCATCATCCAATCTAAAACTTAAATCAGTGACATGAACACTATTGTTCACATAGAATAAATCACGATCAACATTTTTTGGAGTTACAATACAGTTGCGAAGTTCTGTACCTTCAATAGAAACACTTCTAGCAAGAACAATTGGATTGTCCTCAAGATAAATTCCAGGATAAACTTTAATCGTATCTCCAGGAAGTGCAATTGCAGCTGCTGCTTTGATTGTTGCTTTAGAATCAATCTCATTCAAACCACTATTTTCATCATCACCAGTAGCCGTGACAAATATAGTTTTTCCCAATACAGAACCAGCACCAACTTCAATAACACGAGTGCTAATCCCAAGTTTTCCTTGATCTTGTTTTAAGAAAACTCTTCCATCAAAAGTATTTAAACCTAACTCAGCAAATAATAAATCATTATTTGTTGGAGATTTTGCTGGAACTGCAGACCTTTTAATTCTAATGGGTGTTGCCATTTACTTTATTCCAGATTCTTTACATTTCTCTTCAAAGTATTTATAAAAATATCAAGAAGCATTATTTTTTCTTGATCCATAACGATATAATTTTGTTAATGAAGATTCTGGTTTTATGTGCTCTTTGATTTTTTCATATCTATCCATACTAAAAAACTCCTGTGAAAGATACCATTCTTCCATAGGAGTATGACCTTTATCTTGATTGCATTCGTGACAGGCACAGACAACATTCTTTGAGAAGTCTGACCCACCTTTTGCTCTTGGAACTACATGATCAATGGTGAGTTCTTTATCAGACCCGCAGTATGCACATCGGTATTTCCATTGCTCTTTTATATGCTTTCTCCATAATCTCTTTGCCTCCCCAGAACTTGTTGTATACAGATTGAACAAGTATTCTTTTGGAGAGTGTAGAGGAGTCATAAGCAACTGCAACTTACTATGTGATTATTTAGATAAACTCACCCATATCATAAATGTACTGCCTACCAACACCAATCCAGTACGATGTAAACAGATCCTCAAAGTGTTCGGTCAAAAACTCAAACTTCTCATCAATTCTTTTCTTGCCCAATACCTGAAAGTGTGCTTTTGATAATGCATAAAATTCTTCTAGTGCATCATCATCTCCTTGCTTGAATCCACTAATATACAAATCCCTTGCCGTGTCCATAATTTTATGACACTCTTTCGGTAATGGCATATCAGTTCCATCTGGCAGTGGAAGGACTTTTGTTTTCATTGTTCCCATTGACAGTTTCATACAATCTCTAGTTTGTTCCAATGGCAATGCACTTGATGCACCATCTCTAAATGCATATTGCACACAACCATTAGTGCATTCCAGAACACGAATGAGTGCTGTTGCATCTAAAACTATTTCAGATTGAGAACTCCAAATATCTTTCCAATACTTATAATATTGCTTATTAACTTCCATAAAAAAGAGGGTCTTGCGACCCCCATTATATCAAAATTTTATTCGTCAGTCAAGTGATCGCTACATTGTAGCGTATCACAAGGAGGACATTCTTTCTGACTCTCCAGTGCTTCTTTGAGTGCTTCTGTTACATTCTCTTTGAAACTACGATAAGGAATGAAGATCTCATCATCATCAGTTTTGTAGTCCTGGTGTGTTTCTTTGAACTGACGCTCTACCTCATACACAAGATTGGATACAATGTCATTGATAACTTCCAAGGTCTTAGGTTGAAGTTGATCCCATGATTTATATTCAGGGAACAGATCATTCTTGACACGATTTAGCATTGCTAGCTTACATTGCCATTGATCATCAAAGATGTTGAGAAACTCTTGCCAATCGTCTTGGGATTTAAAATTAGGGATACTCATTTGTTCTTCTCACAATACATGAAATACTTGTACGTTGCTGCCTGATTGGGAGCATATCTTACTATATCACACTCTTTGTATTTGTCAACCACTTCAAATGATGACTCATCAATTGGTGCGTCGTTCATTGATAATGCTCCAATGATTAGCATAGCAATACCTACAACACCAAGAGTAAGTGCTACACCATTACGAAACTCTTTGAGAGCATACTTGTCTTCTTCAGTCATTCCGATTGCTCCCAAAGTTTCTCACGAATCATTCTAACACATTTATTCCATTCATAGGAGTTTGTATCGTGTTCTTTCGGCAACCATTCCTCAACAGCATCTACAATTTCATCACACAGATCAATAGAGAAACCAAGTTGATGCCTCACCACATTCCATAAGGATGGAGGGCGATTGTTAAACTTTTCAAGCAGTTTGTCAAGGTCAGTCATAGTCTTTCATCAATTCCTCAAGTGTTTTCATATCTTGCTTAAGGTCTTCTTCATCATAATCCAACTCAACACCTTCTGTCAAGTCCTTAAGAAAATTCATTTGAACTTCATCCATTGGAATGAGTTTTTCTTTCCCAGTTTCAATGTTATCTACTATTTGAAGTAAACTATCCAAAAAATCCTTGGAATAAATTTCGTCTTCTAAACTCTCCCAAAAATATATAATACATTGCTCCAATGGGTCATCAGAAATAAGGAGAGCATATTCCTGATAATTTTCACCCATCAAATCAGCCCAATTCTTAAAAGAATACCAACAATTATACCATCCTTGAATAATACAACCATTCCAAATATAATTCAACCAAGACATCTTTGGTGATTTAATATTAGTTCCTAAAAGTGGTTTTGAAAACATAAAACCTCAAGCAAAACATAATACATTTAGACCATTTTCAATATGAGTTTGTCTCATATTCAAGAAATCAGTTAGATTATCAAATTCTTGGTAAAGAGTAAAAGGAACTTTTTTAGGGACATATCCCTTTCCAGCAAAAAGGATATACTTTTCTGGAATATGACCACTATTCAGTTTTTGGATGAGTTGTTCTCTTGTATATGTTTTAATCATTTGTCTTCACCTTTGAGTTTTCTAACTTTTTCAAGATAATCTTTTCCTTGTTGATACAGCCCCTCAATCAATGCGTTGATGTCAGCAGTAGAAACAACATCAAACTCGTGATTAAGGTTCTCACATCGTAGAGCATCCAACATACACTCTAAAGCCATTGCCTGTTGAAACTCTGGCGTGATGGGTGTA